CAGTAGACTGCACGATCACCAACGTTGAACTCACCCTTCTTAACAACAACTTTCCATCCACCGATGGTTGCGCACTCGATGGCATCTGCACCCTCGATAGGATTCAGTGCATCAATCACACGAATAGTAGCTAATTTACGCATTTTAATTCCTTAATCACCACGAGACAAGTTACGTACTTCATCGTACGTCATGCCACCTACATCAATAAAGCCATAGTCAGACTCAGGTTCAGCATAGTCTTGTTGCCAAGTAACCACGTAACCTTCTTTCTCTAGCTCAGCAACTTTCTCATCCATCATTGCCATGCATTCATCTTCAGTTATGGAAGGATACGCAGCACGCAGACCAGAGTTTGACATAATGCAAAAGTTCTCGCCTTTGCGAGCAGTCATTTGTGTCCAGAATTGAAATTTAGCCATTTGGTTTCTCCTAATCAATACAATGATTATACATCAGATCGGAATTAAAGTAAACACCCTACTGCTAGTAGGGTTATTCGTAAGTCCAGCCGAGAACTTGCATCATCTTGTGCTTGACTCTCATGTTGGGTATGCGGAGACGTTCAGTGGCAGTAAAGCCCATCATGGTAGCAATCTCAACCACAGCACCAGAGCGGCAGATACCAGCATGGCAGTGAACAACTACGTTCATGGAATTATCGAGAGCATGTTGCAACAAACGAACCAACTCGGCAGCTTGCTCATCACTAATTTTAACGCAGTCCTCGAAACCATCGTCATCTTCAGCATCGAGAAATTCGAACTCGTGTACTTCTTTGAACATGTCAGCATGAGCAATCTTACCAAACTCAGTGGCAGGATCCTGGATGCGAATCAACATCGAATTCTTTCCAGCGTCCATGTGAAAACCAAGTTTCACATCTTGCTTGCTAACATTTTCAATCCACCTAATCATATCACCACCAGCTATTGTAATAAACGTCACGACCCTCAGCAAATGCTACACGAGCATCTGCAATAAATTTTTGGGTTGCTTCAATATCTTCAGGCTCTATCGTTTGAGCACCAAAGAAGAAACCACCACGTGGTTGCAAGTGTCCTTCGTTGACCGTATTCTCTAAGTCATCGATGTCATCTGGCGATAACAGGACAGGAACGCAATTGAACTCACCATCAAAGCCATTGGCACGTGCAAGGTCTTCCATCCAACCATGCAGCGCATTGAACTTACGCCAGTATGCAAGATCATGGCGATCTGCATCTTCAGAAATAACAAACTGTTCGTTGCCATCATTTTTAGCAACAGAAAAAGCAAACATGTCTAAACCCATAATATATCTCCTTAAACTACACTCAATTGAACATCAAACTGATGGCGCTTCATTTTACCATCATACAAAGCCACTGTCGTGCCGATGCCAAGATTCTTTCCCATCATATGCAGTGCATGATACAGTGCAGTATTCTGCAATGAGAAGTCACCACTTACTTGCTTTTTGATAGCAGCCCGAGTGGTGTAGTAAGAAACACCATTCACAATCACACGAATCTTCATAACGAAATCTCCTAATCAATACAGTTATTATACACCAGATCGGAATAAAAGTAAACACTAAATGACAATGACCCTACACACGGTAGGGTCTTAGTACATGATAGCAAAAGCAATTATTAAGTAAACGATTTGATGTGCCATCTGATCCAGCCCGAGATGGTTCCAGAACTTGGGATCTTGTATGTCTCTGCATCCATAATTCATTTTTACATAATCAATATGATAGTGAGTAACAAAATCAAACAATGCCAATGCCATAGCAGTAATTGGATCTACAAAGAAAAGTAGAATAAAAAACGTGGCAATTGCATGTTCCGCAGAATGAAGAATACCCATCTTGTTTCCATAGATGGCTTTACCTGCCACCATATCATTTGTCTGCATGACAAAATCAACGTACCAATGTTTAATCTGAAGTAAAAATAGAACTATCATCGCTATCCCCAATTGTATCATCTACAGTAGAATCATCGGTCTCTTTCCATTTACCTATGGGACAAGAAACAAAAGCAACCTTGCATTTAAGATGTATTGCACATCCGCATTCTGTACATAAAAAATGCGAGTAGAGTTCACATCCTTTACAGATGGAAATTCTACTCGCATATTCTTGTTTTGTAACGAAATACATAAAATTAAAAAGTGGAGCGGGTAGGGAGAATCGAACTCCACTCAGCGCAGCTTGGAAGGCTGGCGTCTCACCTTGAGCTTACCCGCATAAAGGTATTTATACCATAATTCAGTATATTCCCAAACGATTGTCAATTTTCGTCTGTAGGTATTAGTATGTTACGTCGAGCATTACCTTGCAAGTCTAGTCTCGATCTGGCATACCTATCGTGGAACCTAAAACCCCAATAAAGACAGAAATATACTGAATTATGGTGACTGGTGATAACGCACACCAGTCAATGCGAACCTATTAAGCTAAGTCGTACTTTGGCACCATAAGTGCTTTCAACATGATTGCTTCTGGAGTGAACTTTTCAGTATCACCACCAAGCAATGCAACCATGATAGCTGGAGAGAATCCAGATACCAGTGCTACGCCACGAGTGTCGTACTTAACTGGCACATTGTCTGCTGCGTTCAAATTCCAGAACACGATCTTTGGGATCTCGTATCCTGCTTCTTCGAACTTACGTGCAATCATTTGCATTGCGGAGTCGTCAAACTTTGCGCATTGGTCAAATTGCATATCAGACATGATCAACAACATTTCTGGCATTTCTTCTTGAGGAACACCACCCTTTACGGCAGTATCAAGAATCTTCTTCATGGCTTTCACCAAGTCAGTGTTCATTCCCCAGTTAGAGTCAGACATCTGCTTGATCTTGTCAACGATGTTACCCTTCAAGTACAACAGTTCTGGTGCACCAGAGAAAGTCAGGAACGTATCCTTGAACTTACCCTTGTTCTTGTCAGCCATATACAATCCCAAAGAGACTGCAACGTCCAAACATGTAGTTTGGGACTTAGAGGTGCGACCACCTGCTGCGCATGTCATAGAGCCAGAAACGTCAACCAATGGCAATACGTTAGCATCACCAATGAAGTTTTCCAAGGCATCCCATTGGGCTTGCAACGCACCCAACTCGGTAGAGTTGTAGCTCTTAGTGTAACCACCGATAGCACCCTTAAGCACATCGTATGGGAATACAGCACCAGCATTGATCTTCACGTTCATAGTGCGATCCTTTGGATCCTTGATCAACTCAGCTACGTACTTTGCATACTCTGGAGTGTTACGGAAGAATGCCTTCTTGTAACGAGCAGCAGCCACAGATGGAACATGGGAGAAGTTGATTTCATCCCACTTTTGTGCACACATTTCTTGTTCAACAACCTTAGTCATTTCAACCAAGGACTTACGGTAGAACTTTGGAGACATGCCGAAAAACTTACGGATTTCAACAGCTACATCACCCTTACGTGGAGTCCACTTTGCAGCCAGACCATTCTTTTCACGCAATGCGTCACCAAGCATGCTATATGCTTGAGTCTTCAAAGCCTCAGTCTTGAAAACGAACACGTCGTCCCAACGACCCAACTCTGGAACTTTTGGCAACAGCTTTGCTGCCAACTCTGGACGATAAGTTTCCAAGTGCACCATGATTTGACGGAACAACTCACGTTCACCTGCACCACCACGTGCGTCACGCAGCCATAGAGCCAGACGCATTGCTACGTCTTCGTTCTCTACTAGAGCGGCAGTAAATTCTTTGGTGATGTTCTTACCACGTGATGCGCCAGCTTTGAAGAACAAGTCAACGCAAGCTGATGCAGTGGATTTACGAGCAACCATGCCATTCGCAGTGCGGGCAGATTGATTTTGGACAGCGGATACAAATGTGTTCATATATTTCTTTCAAGTAACAGGAGAGGATTCTCCTAAAAATAACAGGCTAGTTTCCTACTTTTTGTTTAGGGTGAGAACTCGAAACTCACCATCTTATGATGCGGGTATTAATCCGCTAAGATTTTGCTGAACCTAACCTAACGAACTTTTATTATACCTTAAGTAAGAATAAAAGTCAACAACTTATGCTTCACACAGATAGTGCAACCGTGTTCTAGCTTTTCTAAATTCTTTATTCTCATGCAACCATTTTGGGTCTACCTTATCTATGTAAGATTTCCAATGATGTCTCCATACATCCTTCATTGCAAGCATTTCTGGTCTACATTCTAACCAGTAATCCTTTTGCTTTCCATCGAATTCTGGAACAGGCATGGGCTTAAAGGCTTGGAACTTTGCAAAGTTCCAGTCTGGATAAATCACACTTCTAATGAAATCTGAAGATTCTTCAAACAGTTTCATATGAGCCAACAATTCAGTTTGTCTTTTCGCAGAATCTCTATAGGTACTAAGTATAAGATTTTTATTAAGATTCTTATTTACCTTATACAATTGATATACTTTATATGCCTGCTCAACAACTATTTGCGGCATGTCAGGTGACCAATAAAAATACTCTGTACCTTCTGGATTCTCTGGTCTAGGTGGACATGTTGCTGTAGCCTGATCTACAAAATAGAAAAAGCATTTAGTGCCAGCAACCAATATCGTTGGTTTATCAACTCCGTAGATAGAACCAACACGCATTCCTTTATCAACCAATAACGTTTCGGTTTCGCTGCCGTAATGTCCTCTCAACAGATTTGTCATGAAGTTATCATTAACAGTTCTTTGGAACAAGTCGTCAGTAAAGTAACCTTCATTGAGATTATCTAACCAATCACCAACCTCAATCTTAATCTCTGGATGGGCTTGAGCTAACCACTCAAGATCTTTCTTCAATGTAAAATCCCATTCGCTGGCAAAGTTAAAAGCAGATCTATCATTAGCATTGGGAGTATAAAATCCCTTATCCATAGCAGCCTTTGGCCATTTGACAAAGACATGATCTAGTTTAATATTATTTTCTAAAAAGGTATGCAGTACAGTCCAGCTGTCACTACCACCACTATAATTTAATATTAAATAGTCATATTTGTCTCTAAGCTGCAAGGCACGTTGTTTATATAACTCTTTTAAGTCTGCTTTTCCAGTAGGCTTAACCTTGCTGAAAATATCATCATGAAAATTCCATGTCATTGGAATGTTTAATTCTGTGGCTCTAATTGCTGCCATAGTTTTGCTGGTAAATCTCTCGTCACCAACTACATAATATCCGCCGTAGTAATTTTGCATATCACTTCTTTTGTAATCTACCAACACTGGCTTTAATTGTCTTTTCTAAACTTAGAATTCCAAAAGCAGAAGCAACAGTATTTTCTAGCAGAAAATCGTTTT